TGATTTGCAAAGAATAACTAGTGACGCTCCGTTTATAGGAACGCCAGATATTAATGAAGAAGCGATACCATAATGCCGTTTGTAAATGACCCAATAAGCACTAGAACTTTTGTAGGCAATGTTGACGCAAGGTTAGAAACATCTGTTAGCCAAAGAGAATTTTTCCAAGAAATATTGCCAGATGCTTTTAGAATGGAAAACTCTATTAGTTCCCTAGTAAATGCAGAGGGGCATATTGGTGAGTTTGATTCTAACTATGATTTTATGGATGATATGCCAGAAGAACACGCAGATTTTGTAGAGTCTTATGCTAAAGCCTATAACAGGGAAGATTTAAATCGAATACGAAAAAATATAGAAAAAGAAATAGCAACCCGACAACGATTAAACGAAGACGGTGGATGGGGTGTAGTAGGTATGCTAACTGCTGGCATATTTGATCCTATTAATTTTGTTCCCTTTGGTGGGGCGATGGCAAAGACTTACAAAGCGGGCAAAATATTAAACATGTCAGGAGCAGGAATGACCGCTGGATTTGGCGGTTCTTTGATGGCAGAAACCGCGCTTCAATCTACTCAATTAACAAGAACGCTAGAAGAATCAGCAATTAACATTGGTGCTGCAACATTTCTTGGAGGTGTTATTGGTGGCAGTATTGGAACAGGCAAGTATCTTTTAACTAGAAAAGGCAACTCAGTAGAAGACATTTTGCGTGGTGTTGAAAACGATATGGACATTGGTCTAACAAGTCCTATGGGAGGTGGCGCTGCTGCGGCAGATAGCCTTCCTACAAAAGTGTTAGATGATATAGAACGTGCTTTAGACGCAGATATTAAAGAAGGCAAAGTAGCAGAGGCATCTAAGTCTGAAGAGTTTATTCAACGTGTTTACGAAGAAAACATGAAACGAAAAGGTATTAAAACTAATTTAGCAGTAGACGGCACTTTAAAAATTGTTGGAAGTCAAGACCCTACATTAAGGCTGATACAAAGCAAATCATTGGAATCACGAAGAGTTGTAGCTAACTTAGCCGAAGTTGCAGTGCAACGTGCAGGAGATGAATTAGGAGCAGAAGTAACAGTACCAGTGTCAAGGCAAATTCTTGGGTGGCAACAAAATGTTTACAACTCTTTAAAAGAAACTGACCGACTTTATTACAAATATGTCACTGGAAAAAATAAACATTTTGGAGGAATTACAAAAATTTCGCTACAAAGAATAGTAGGAAAACACAATGACAAAATGTCTTATAAACAGTTTAAAGAGGCTGTTGGAAAGGCAATGCGGAGAAATGATGAAAACGCTATACCTGAAGTAGCAGAACTAGCACAATATTGGCGCAAAACAGTTTTTGAGCCTCTTAAAGACGCAGCAATAAAAAATGGGTTATTAGCAGAAGATGTCTCTGTTGACACTGCAATGTCGTATCTTAACCGTGTATACAAAAAAGAACTTATTGAAGGAAATCGTGCGGGGTTTATAGACGTAACTGCAAACTGGCTAACAGGTCGGCAAGCGGAGGCGCAAGCGAGGTTAGGCACGTTTGAAGAAGATATAGCAAAATTAAGGCAAGAAGCAAGATCAGTGCGGCAGGAAATTAAAGATATAGAAACTGCTGTCGGCGAGGGCGTGACAAGAGCTTCAAAAGAAGAAACAGAAAAAGCAATAGATGCTGCATTAGCTCGTATGGAAGAAGGCGAAATGCCAGCAGTGGTGGGAAGAACTCCAGAGGAAAAAGCAACAGCAGCAGCAACTAAGGCTGGGCGAAGAAAATTTGTTAAAGAGCTAACTGATGAAATTGATGATGAGGTTAGAACAGCGATTAACGAAATAGCGGACGACGCTGTAGAATCAGCAGTAGCAAAGGCAGCAGATGACGATGCTTTTGCTGTTACTGCTTTGAGGGAAGACATAGCAGAGCCATTACCCAAAGAAGGTGGTGAGGCTGGCGTTAGGGCGGTAGATCAAAAATCTTTAGGAAGAGCAGCAGATGAGGCAGCAATAGCTGCACAAAAAGCATTTGAAAAGTCATTAAAAGCACAAGAAAAAAGTTTGTTAAAGTTAGCAGACGAAGTAGGAGATGAAGGCGGGTCAGCAGCAAGAACGGCTGCAATGGCGACAGTTAGAGCAGAAGTTAGAAAAGCGGCCCAAAAAGCCTCAAGGCAAGCTACTAAAGTTTTGCGTGAAGAGTTAGACAAAAAAGTAAAAGCTATAGCAGAACGTAGACGACTATCTGCAAGAGATGAGTTTGAAGTCAGAATGGACGCGGAAGATATGCGGGATTTGGCTGGAGAAATAGCAGACAGAATTACGGGCGTTGCTGGAATGAGATTGCCTTATGACGTTAATATAGCAGATGCAGTCAATAAATCAAAGGCGAAAGGATCGGCGTTAGCAGGGCCATTTAAAACTAGAAGTTTTACTATTCCTGATGAAATGATTGAAGAGTTCCTTGAAAGCGATGTTGAGGTTCTTGGTAGAATGATAACTCGTTCAATGGCTCCAGATATTGAAATAGCTGCAAAATTTGGCGACATAAACATGACAGCAGAACTAAAAAAAGTAAGTGACGAATGGGCTGCTATTGGTGAGCGACGCAATTTAAAAATGGGAAAAGACGGGAAGCCTGTAGACCCAAATAGCAAAGCAGCAAAAAAATGGGCTAGAGAACGTGATAGAGATATTAACGACATTGAGGGTATTCGTGATAGGTTGCGTGGGGTTTACGGCGTACCAGACAACCCTATGCAATGGCGATACAGAGTTGGTGCAGCACTACGTCAAATAAACTATTTGCGGTTGCTAGGAGGTATGACTTTATCAGCTATTCCTGATATAGGAAGGCCAGTAATGGTACATGGATTCAAACAAGTATTTGGTGATGCCTTAATTCCAATGATTAAAGATTTTAATCAATACGCCAAGCTGACAGCAGATTTGCGGCAAATGGGATTAGCCACAGATATGTTGATGAATAGTCGTTCTCAAACATTAGCTGACGTAGGAGAAGAGTTGTCAAGGCACACGGTAGTAGAACGAGGGTTACAGGCTGCGTCTGATACCTTTGGGTCAGTGTCCCTAATGTCACCTTGGAATACTGCTTTTAAACAACTTGCGGGGTCAATATCTCACGGTAGATTAATCAGAGCTATGAGAGCAGAGTTAGCTGGCAACATCTCAAAAAAAGAATTGGGGTATTTAAGAGAAAACTATATTAATTTCCGTGACAGTAAAGCAATTATAAAACAGATTGATAAACATGGACACAAGGATGGAAAATTTGAGTTTTCTCATGCGGATAAATGGGATGATGCAAATGCGTATAATGTCTTTAAAGCTGCTTTGGGACGTGACATTGACAGAACAATTGTTACGCCGGGGCAAGACCAACCTTTGTTAGCAAGTCAACCCGGATATAGACATCTATTCCAATTTAAATCTTTTGCAATAGCTGCAACACAACGCATATTATTAGCTGGTCTGCAACAAAAAGATGCAGCAGTATTAAATGGGCTAGCTTTATCAGTTGGGCTAGGAATGTTAAGTTATTATGTTAAGCAATCAGATGCAGGAAGGCCGTTAAGCAACAATCCAAGCCAATGGGTTATGGAAGGCATTGACAGGTCAGGCGTTATGGGGTGGATGTTTGAAGCTCACAACGTAGTTGAAAAAGTTACAAGAGGCCACATCGGATTAGGCCAATTTACAGGAAGAGAGCAAATGAGCCGTTATGCTAGTCGTAACGCAGTAAGCGCTTTGCTTGGCCCAACTTACGGTACAGCAGCAACAGCTATAGGCGTTATAGGTTCAGCAGCAGACGCAACACTTGGAGATGGAAATTGGACGCAGAAAGATACTCATGCGTTAAGAAGGCTATTGCCATATCAAAATTTAATGGGGTTGCGTCAAATGTTTGATAAAGTTGAAGAAGGCACACATAATTTTTTGGGTGGCAGTAGGTAGCGATTATGCTATTATGTAAATTGAGGTAATGACATGACTATATCAAGTACAACAACGTCAGTAAGTTATACAGGAAACGGATCAACAACCGCTTTCCCGGTTACGTTTGCTTTTTTTGGAACTGGCACAAGCGCAGAAATAGAAGTCATAGAAAGAGTTATTGCTACAGGCGCAGAAACTACTAAGACATATTCTACTCATTACACTGTTACTGGAGGCAACGGTTCTACAGGTACGGTTACAGCGGGTTCTGCTCCAGCAGATACAGTACAATGGCACATTCGCAGGAAAACTACGCAAACACAAAATACTGATTATGTAGAAAACGATGCTTTCCCTGCTGAATCGCACGAAGAAGCCTTAGACCGTTTAACTATGATCAACCAAGAGCAAGAGGCTGATATAGCTAAATCTATTAGGTATTCAGATACATATACAGGAGGAGCTTCGGCAACATTTCCCGACCCAGTAGCGGGAGCTTTTATCGCATTTAACTCTGCTGGCGATGGCATTACTACAAGCACAGACACAGCTTCACAGTGGCTAGGTGGTGATGGAACTGTCAGCGCTCCGTACTATAGTTTTTCTAGCGACGTAAATTCGGGATTTTACAGAATAGGCTCAGATAATGTTGGGCTGACCCTTGGTGGCACAAAAAGAGTAGACTTTGGTGCAGCTACTACAGCCTTTAGTGGAGAGGTAACTGCAACAGGGTTCACTGGTACGTTAGATGGCATTTTAGGAAGTGGAACTCCTGCGGCGGCAACGGTGGCGTCTTTAACATCAGGTGGTAATATTGTTTCTGACACAGATAGCACTGATGACTTAGGCACTAACTCTGTTCGTTGGGCAAATCTTTACGTCGATGCCGTAACTACTACCGACAATACGACTATCGGTGGCAACCTTACAGTCACAGGAAACTTAACGATCAACGGCACAACCGTCACGAATGATGCCACTAATACAGAAGTAAAAGACCCTTTAATCGAGCTTAATAGTGGAGCAGGAAGCAATGCTAACGATCTGGGTATTATCATGGAGCGAGGCTCTACCGGAGACAATACGTTCATGGGATGGGACGAGAGCGCAGATAAGTTTGCGTTTGGTACGACTACGGCAACGGGTTCGTCTACTGGTAATATCAGTTATTCGGATGCTCAACTATTAGCTGAAGGAGCAACATTTTCAGGCACGTCCCCCAATCTTGGTACAGTTACTACAATAGATATTAATGGCGGTTCAATAGACGGTGCAACAGTGGGTGCTGCATCGCAGACAACAGGACAGTTCACCAACTTAACAGGTACAGTGGTAACTGCATCCACATCTCTTGCACTAGCAACTGGAGCAACGGTAACGGGTATTCTTGACGAAGATAATATGAGTACCGACAGCGCAACGCAATTAGCTACTCAACAATCCATCAAAGCATATGTTGATACTAGCCAGAAAGCGCCCGGTATTTCTATGACTTGGGAAACTGACACAAGTGACAGTGACGCAGGAAATGGAAAAGTCTGGGCTAATCATGCAACCCTTTCAAGTGCCACGGTTCTTTATTTTGATGACGTAGAGAACAATGGCGTTAGCATAAATGATTTAATTGACAGCCTTGACGATCCCACAGCTACAAATTCAGCAATGATCTATATACAAGAGGCTGGCACGGGTGATGCTGGTGTAGTCTTTGCTGTAAGTGGTGCAGTTACAGACGCTTCTGGTTATTCTAAAGTTGCGGTGACTCACAAAGCTACGTTTGGCACTTTGGCTGATGGCGATACTATAGGCGTCATCTTTGCGTTTTCTGGAGATAATGGAAGTCTATCTGACCCTATGTCTACCAGAGGCGATATTATTGTTCGTGACAGTTCCAATGCAACGGCAAGGCTAGCAGTTGGTTCAGCTAATACTGTATTAAAATCTGACGGAACTGATGTCTCTTACGCACAAGTGGCAGGAGCAATGATAGCAAATGACGCTATCGACAGCCAACATTATGCAGATGGAAGCATAGACACGGCTCATATAGCTGCATCTCAAGTAACTGGGCCAAAGCTAGGTGGGGGAGTTATCGGTGCTGTTGGATTTAGTGCAACGACATTTGATCTTGGCACTAATGCTTCTGGGACTGAAACGCTTGATGAAAGCAATGGCAACTTTCAAAAAGGTGTGAATGGTGGAGCGCATACTTTGGCTCCTCAGTCGAATGACAGCACCATTGTCGTTCAGTACACAAACAATTCTAGTGCTGGCACAATAACAGTTAGTGGCTATGACACTGTAACGGGCGATAGCCTCACTACAACCAATGGTCACGATTTCCTACTGTTCTCGACTGTAATCGGTAGTTTTCAAAACCTTAATGTGGTGGCTTTGCAATAATGTTAATGCCAATTTACTCACCATTGAAACTATCGGTTTCAAGTGTCAGCTATGCAAGCACTAACGAAGATGAGGTAAATCGCACGAATTACACGTTTTCAAGTCAAGGCATAGGGACGGCAGCAGCAGATCGAAAAGTTGTTGTGGTGATAAATGCATCAGGGGCCGGGACAAACGACATTACGGGATGCACAATTGGTGGTAGCAGTGCAACGGAAGAACAAAGTAGCGGCTTGCAGGGTGAAGCTCGAAATGCAATATACTCACTTAACAGCGTATCATCAGGCACATCAGCAGATATTATTGTCACACAAGGTGGAAATGCTGGTGTTATTATGATTGGTGTGTTTGCAGTCTACGGAGCTTCATCGACTAAAAATGCGTCAGGCACGCAAAAAGGAAATGCAATAAGTCCGAGTATTAGTTTAGCAGTGCCAGCAAATGGTGTGATTATAGCTGGAAGTTGTTCAGCTTTTTCATCTGGGGCAGGATCAAATGCTGTCTCATTTACAAACATCACAGAACGAGCGGAATATAATGGCGACCCTCCGGGCGGTGGCGGTTTTGTGGGCGGAGTCGCCAGTGACGCATACGAAAATGCGGCAACGATTTCAGTTGATTCTGCTTTCAATGGCTCAAATGCGGCAACAGTTAGTTGTGCTGTTTCATACGGCCCAGCATAGGAGAATATTATGGATTATTTACTAAAAAAATCAGATGGGTCTACCACAAGTTTGGGTGGCACAGTCACCCGACTACAGCTACCAGACAGCACTGACACAATTTTTCCGGGAGATCAACGTCCTGTTGATCTGGGCGACTATGTTCTTGTTAAAGCAACAGAAGTTACACAAGAAGTAACTAGTGGAAAGAAGCGTGGCAATACAACAGTTGTTGGTGACAAAGACAAGGAGACAGTCACAGTAACTTATACTGCTGTCGATCAGACTGATGAAGAACACTGGGCATCTATTCGTTCTGAAAGAGATTACAAATTAGCAGAAACAGATTTTTATGCCTTGAGTGACGTTACGATGTCTGATGATATGAAGACTTATCGTCAAGCATTAAGAGATTTACCAGCGTCAAAGGCAGACCCTGATGAAATTGTTTTTCCCACCAAGCCGGAGTAAATAAAGAAAGGAGAGAACAGATGCCAAAAGGTACAGGATATGGTAGTAAGAAAAAACCTATGAAGAAGAAAAAAGGGAAAAAGTAATGAAAGGTGTTAAGCATTATTTTAGAACTGGCAAAGAACACAAAGGCTCTACGCACAAAATGCCAAATGGTAAACTGCATAGTAACAAAACCCACACTAAAACAAGCAAACCACTTTTTCATTTTAACGAATTGTCAAAAACAGCAAAGAAAGTAGCAAGGAGTTAGCAATGGCAAAACGAGGTCTATACGCAAACATAAATGCAAGGCGCAAAGCGGGTACGTCACGTCCTAAAAGCAAAAGCACTATTTCACCAAAAGCATATGCTAACATGAAGGCTGGCTTTCCTAAAAAGAAAAAGAAAAAACGCTAGTGGCAAAAGAAAAAGCAATACGCAAGACCACGAAAGGCAAAGGTGCTAACTACCGCCCTACTGAAAAAGGTGCGGGGATGACACGGAAAGGTGTAGCAGCGTATCGCAGAGCAAACCCCGGATCAAAGTTAAAAACTGCGGTAACGGGTAAAGTTAAAAAAGGTAGCAAGGCAGCAAAACGCCGTAAAAGTTATTGTGCTAGGTCATTAGGTCAATTAAAAAGAAGTTCTGCTAAAACTAGAAACGATCCTAACTCAAGAATAAGACAGGCCCGTAGACGCTGGAAGTGTTAACATGGTGGTCGCAGAATCTCTTGCAATATTTGCAGTAGCTAAAAAAACGGTAGAGTTAGTTTCATCAGCAGTAGACACGGCTGAAAATGCAACCAGTCTTTATCAGGGTCTGGACAAACTTTTTCATGTCAGAGATCAAGTTGACAAAGTAGTAGCTAAACAAAAGCCCAAAAAACCTGTTTCAAAACTTCGTGCTTTTTTTAGTGCGACAACAGGCGAAGACGTAGAAGACGAATTGTCTGTGGGCAACGTAGCGGCAATGGTGGTAGAAAAGAAAAGACTTGATCGAAAGATTTTAAATTTATCTATAAAAATTGACAACAAGCTGGGTGCTGGAACATGGGACGAGATTTTAGAAACAAGAGAGCGATTAATTGAAGAACGGAAGAAACAGAAGAAACTAGCAAAAAAACAAGCCAGACAAAGAGAGATAGAAGAAAAAGAGTTTTGGGATAAAGTAGGTCATTATTTGTTGGAGTTTTGCAAGTTAGTTTTAGTTTTAGTCGCAGCTTGTGCAATTGGCTGGATAATTTACATAAATAGGTATTCAGCAAATGTCTGACTATGAGATAGGTGTGTACAACAAAAAGGTTCGTGCAGCTATCCGTAATGGTGACGAGTGGGACGAGGAAACAGGCATTAGTGCAGATTATGAAAATACTTTATACTTTCCTATACGAAACGCTGCCTCTATTGAGGAGGTCGAGAAACGTGCAGCTAGGTCTTTCCCACCAGAAAAGGGCTACGTTGTTGAGTGCATTATGTTAGTGAGAGGTTATTGATGGACGGCTCTGTTGACATTAAATTATTAGTTACGTTAGGTGGCATTATTGTTTCTATGGCTGGTGCTGCTGCTGTCGCCAAGAACCAAATCCAGCGACTTACAGAAATGCTGAAAGACATGGAAGGTCGTATGCGTAAATTTGATGGTCGTGCTGATAAGCTCGAAAACACGCAAAGCACTACACACCAAAGGTTAGATGTGATTGCCAAGATGATGGCACCAGAAGTAATGGAGCGTCGAGCAAGAGAAGCAGCTACGGTTTTAGCAAGGCTTGAGGTTCTTGAGAGAACGCAACATAAAATTGAAAATAGAGTTGGGTTAAATGGAGATAAAAAAAGTGTTTAAAAAGTTTTTACAGAAGTCTGTTATAGTTAAAGGATTTCATCGCTATGTCGGCAAATTTGACAACTGGCTGTGGACAAAAATATGGGGTAGGTAAATGGAGGTAAGTTCCGAAACAGCCGTTGCCATGCCTATAAAAAACATGGTGGGCATAATCGCTGCTGTTGCTATGGGTATTTTTGCCTATACAGAAATAACCGCACGACTGACAAGTTTGGAAACTAGCCGTGAACTTATGAACGCTGACCTTTTAAAAGCAAGTGAACAAACAACAGTAGATAAAGAGCAGTTTCTTTTGTTGGAAGATTTGTACGAGACAGTAGAAAAGCATCAGGAACTCTTAGATAAGAACATTCACAATCAAGTGATGCTGACGCACATAGAAAAACAATTAGAAAAAGCTTTAAAAGATATTGAAAAGTTAAAAGATAAAGTTCGAGAGAACGGAAACTGAAGATGATTGAAACAGTCATAGCTTTATTGATGATGGTAAACAACGAAATTAAAGAGCATCGTATACAGCCGTCTATGTCCGTTTGCTTAAAGGGTAAGCGAATTGCTATGAGACAGATAAAATCAAGTAGTAATACACGCTTTGAGTGTTTAAAATCTAAAGCAGAATTAGAATTATATATGGGTAAAAAACATATTGTTAAGCTCATCTTAAAATAGGAGTTGTTATGCTTAGTTTACTAGGATCACTAATGGGGTTTGGTACTAGCTTTCTACCTAAAGTTATGGACTACTTTCAAGACAAACAAGACAAGGCACATGAACTGCGCCTGATGGACAAGCAACTAGAGAACCAGAAGGTGCTAGGAGCGCAGAAGTTACAAATGACGCACGTTGAGGCAGATATTAGGGAGAGCGAGGCGTTATTAAAACACGATGCAAAGCTACAAAATAAAGCAAGCCCTTGGGTTGTTAACTTAGCAGCCTCAGTTCGTCCAGTAGTAACATACCTACTGTTCCTTGAAATATTTGTTTTAACTTTTGCTGTGCAATTTGGGTTTATTGATAAAGAGCAATATCAACTTATATGGAGTAGCGAAATGAGTGCTGTATGGGCTGGCATCGTTTCATTCTGGTTTGGCAGTAGGACTATGGCTAGGAAACAGCAAACGTGAACATCAACAGGGCTGGCTTGGAAATAATCAAGTCTTTTGAAGGTTGGTCCTCTGAACCTTACCTTTGTCCTGCAAATCGTTGGACGATTGCATATGGTTCTACATGGGATATTAACGGACATCCTATTACCGCTGACCACCCTAATATTACAAAAGAGCAAGGCGAGGCGTTATTGCGAAAAGAAGTGCATCATATTGAAAATGCAGTTAGACGCCTTATCAAAACGCCATTGACTGTCAATCAGTTCTCAGCAATTTGTAGCTGGGGTTTTAATGTCGGTAGCGGTAACGTGCAAAATTCTACGTTAAGAATGAAGTTAAATCGTGGTGACGTAGAGGGTGCAGCAGATGAGTTTCCTAAATGGCGTAAGGCTGGTGGACGAGTGTTAGCTGGGCTGGTCAGAAGAAGGGTCGCTGAGAGGGCTTTGTTCCTCACGCCTGATTAACTTATGTAGCCACTTTGGTACTGTAAAGACAGTTATGCGATCAATATTACTTTCGTATTCACGACTGCCATCGTCATAAAGATACCACACGCCTACCAATTTTTTCATTTAATCAACACCAAGGTTTTGCAATAGCCCTACCTCAATACATACTGCACCATGCCCCAATGCTATCGCTGCCTTAGTGCAAATTTCCAAAGATGGATAAGTCTGGAATAGTTCAACGTAACCATCAAAAAACATAACCAAGCTATAATGTAAGTTACTCATTCGTGTGCTTTACCTTCTGTACTAGGCTCCAAGGGATTAAGTTTTTGTTACTTTTCAAGACAACATCAGTAAATCGTTTGTAAGCCATTTTTTCTGCAAATAATTTGTGTTGGTCTTTTATGTTTTTTGGGTGTTCGGGCCATCCGCTGTTGTCTTCTTTTGTTCGTTTTGGCATCTAACTTACCTCTTTGTTTTTAGGGTAATAAACCTCAACAATGCAATGACAATTGGGACAGCTTAGATTAGTAACCATTAAATAATGTTCGTTTTCTTCATCAATGTCATGGTCGCCGCCCCAGATTAATTCTGTATTACAATGCCAGCAATTCATCAATTGTTCCTAACTATTTCAATTTGGCAATAAGGGTCGTTTTTCTTTAATCGTTTACGCTTTGCATAAGCTGCAAACTCGTGGCTGAAACTTCCAAAACAAGTTGCTGTGCCGTCACCATTTACCATCATAACATAATACATTAATACCACTCCTGTCTGTGTCTAATCCAAATTCTAAATCTGCGAGTTAGGTTGTGTATAATTTTCATCATCATGCGTAACTGTCATCATCAGGATAATAACCGTTTTTCTCGTACCACTCCTCCATAAACTCTATCGTCCTATCGTATGTCGTGGTTGTAATGTCATGTCCTGCATACAACCGCCTTACAAAATTAGGGCTTCGTGCGACGCTCATGCCGAAATATGTAACAGACACTCTATTTTTTGTTCCGGGGCTACCCGCAAGTCTTAAAAATTCCTGTACCTGTTGTACTAATAATTGCCGTGTACTCATTAGAACGGTATCTCATCATCAACGTCAGGTTGCTGGGGTGATTGAGGGACGTCAGACTCCTCTTGCTTTACCCATGCTAACCATGAATCTGCATCTGCTTGTGTCTGATTAGACTCTATGCAACTCTTGGCTATAGCCAACCTAGTAATTATCTCATCTTTAGATAGCCCTTGAGAGGCGCTAGGAGCTTGCTGTGGGGCTGGTTGGGGCGCTGGCGCAGCTTGGCCCCCTTCGAGAACAATTACAGGTGTTATCTTGCCGCCTCTACCCGGCGATTTAATGGTATAGTATGTTACGCCTTTGAAGTCTCTTGCTTCACACTCAGCCGTGTACTTGATCCCTTCTTGAAACAAATGTTTATCAGAAGGCCAATAGCCAAGCCATTTGCCAGTATCAGTTTTAATTAACCCTGTTGGTTTGTTACCCTTAGGATCATAAATATTAGCAATTGTAAATGTTAATGTAGCCATGTTAACTCCTTTTATTGTCCATGATTCTATTTCAAAATATTGACTGATTTCTGCAACTGCTTCTTCTGCTGTTTTAAAACTCAATCACTTCTTCCTGTGACTCCTTGTACTGGCTGCAAAACGGTGCAACTGCACAATAGTTCTCGCAACGAACTCTCTCGCCGCGCCGCATCTCTATATAATAATTTGATTTTAATTGATTGTCGTTACTGACAAGACCTTTAGCCACGCAATACTCTTGGGCTTCCTGTCTACTGTCTAACAAGCGAAAAGCAGATTTTCTACCTACTTTCATAACTGCCCATTTAGTTGGGCGTTCCCACATCTCTGTAGGTGTGCAGATAGGCAACCACTCACGAGCTTCCTGATGCTCACGAATCCTTGCTTCAATAAAGTCTTTCTGCTCGTCCTCATCCCATAGGTCTGCTTTTAAAATGCCGATCTGATGTTGCGGATAATCACGCTCAAACTTAGCCTTAGACTTTGAGTAGTCCCGGTACAAAGCAACGATTTGCACTTCATCAACCGGGATGTCGTTCTGCTCACATAGCCATGCCAGTACGTTTAACTGCTGTACCTTCTCTTCTTTAAGACCGTTCATGGTTTCCCAGACGGATGTAAACTTATAGTCAGACAGGACGTTATCTTCCCACAAATCTATCTGACCACTAAGTGTCCAGCCGCCGACATCTGCATACAAACGACGTTCTATAATACGCTTGCCATCCACATCACCTCCACGTTCTAAGACATGGTGCATGGCTTGACCCATTAAAGAAAACAATCTGTCTGAACAATCTTCAACGATCTGATCTCCATAGTCTCGCATCAAGCTAACTTGTCTAGGTGGAGAAATAAGCCGTGTGACTGATATATCAGAATTGCCACTGTTGTAGGTATCGTTCTGAATTGCATCAACAATAGGCTGCGGTAGTCCTAGTTCATTAGTAATTTTCATTGTACTTTCCCCAGTTGATTTAATAATGCGACTAATGCTTTTGTTATGTCTTCAGCCCACGGCTCAATCAAATCAGCGTCGTGCTTGTGCAATTCGGTGAGCAATGTTGCATCGTTAATAAGCGCATGGCAGTGGAAATCTATCGTAACTCTTCCAGAGTGCAAAATTTTTACTTCATCAGTCATGTACTTTACCTAACACTAGATTAATAATGTGGTCCTCTACTGAAATTGGTTTTAAACTGGCAAATGGGTAAACAGCGATTCTAGAAATGTCAGTGTGTTCGCCGTTGTGCAGAACCTCTAGCTCGTCTACAACGTAATCATTTCCTCTCGGCAAAACAGTTGCCGCGATGTCAAGATTGATATGATCTGCTAACGTATAACTTGTGTGAATTTTCATAATATCACCCTTACCATTCAACATTTTCGATTGTTGAGTTACTTGATGTAACTTCTACACCGTTGCCATCATCGTCTAAACAGGGAACATCCTCTTGCAGTAGTGCGCAATCAATATAATTTTTAAGAATTTTTGTAGCTTCTAACTCTTCTGTTTGCTCATGGTACTCGCTCCCATCGCTAACAAGTCTTACCTTCCCATCATCAAAAAATTTTTCTAGCCCCTGTTCACGTAAGTAGTCCTCAACAAAGTCGTACCACGCTGAAGTGTCACCATCCACACTGTTGGCGCATAGCCCTGCATCGACTACAGCCTTTTTGCCAACGACAACTTCATATTCACGTTCAAGCGTTAGCTCAAATCTATATGTCTTTTTTGCTGTTACATTAAATTCCATATTTTGACTCCTTTTCTGATGTACGCACCATGACACATTGCTAGCATATATGCAAATAAAAAATGCTATTGCAATTACAATTATCTTTGTGATAGGCTATTTACATGGCTTACAAAACTATCATTCGTGATAAAAAACATCTAAATTTTATTCGACAATTGGAATGTGTCCTTTGTGGCTCACCTTTTGTGGAAGCTGCACATCTGCGTATTGGAACAGACGGCGCAACTTCTATGAAGCCAAGTGACTGCTATGTTTTACCTTTGTGTAGTCCACATCACAGGTTGCAACATCAAATTGGAGAAAGGACATTTTGGGAGGGTATAAACCCGCATTATTTATGTGCGGAATTATATAAGCTGACTGGTTTATATGAAGAGGCTATTGCACTAATTGAAAGGGAAAGAGTCAATGTTGGACGTAAACAAGCTTTATCATAAATTATTAGACACAGGGAGGGAACGGGCAGACGCCCATGCAGCGTTTAAAGTGTTAGAAGATACAGAAAAAAGTGTGCTTGCAGAGCATACACAAAAATTTATTATTAACGGGGCTAAATCGCAAGCCTCTGCGGAGTCGCAAGCCAGAGCGAGTGCAGAATTTGTAGAGTTTCTAAAAGAAAAGGGACGGTTGCGGCATGAGTTTGGGATTAAAGACGTCGAGTACGAGTCGATTAAAGTTTACATAGACATGCTACGCGCAAATCAAGCGTTAGAGCGTGCGCAGATAGGAGTCTTATGATGCAAGGTAATCTTTTTTACCCGGATGTTCCGGGCTGGCAAAAAACAGATACAAGCAAAACTGCTGCGGAGGAGATTGCACCGACGGCAAAAACAGTTAGGGCTTTGGTTCTACACCAATTAAAACAGCAAAGTTTAACAACTTATGAGTTGGCTGATAGATTAAATTTGCCATATCATACCGTCCAGCCAAGAACAAGCGAGTTACGGGCAACAAATCAAATTGTAGATTCAGGTGATCGACGCATGAATCCTACGGGGAAACAAGGAATAGTCTGGATAGCACATGGGTAAGCTGTCACGCGACAAGGGCGCTCGTGTCGAAAGAGAGATTGTAAATAGTCATAAAGCTGCTGGCATACACGCCGAAAGGTTTGATGCTCGGCGAGGGCAGTTTGGTGCAGCAAAATCGTATGACATAGACGTATATTGGCAAGGTAAGGAAGAAGCGCCATTGTGCGGAGAAATTAAAGCAAGAAAGTTCTTTCCGATTTGGCTCACTGGTTATCTCGCCGACAATGATTTTTTATGCTTGCGAGAGGACAACCGCCAGCCTTTGTATGTCGTGCCTCACCATGTTTGGATCAAGTTGTTAAAAAATGGGGAAACGTAGCGACTTTGAAAGGAAGGAAAGAGACTTTTACCCAACTCCAGCGAGTGCGGTAAAACCTTTGCTACCTTTCTTAGATATACACAAATACTACTGCGAACCTTGTGCGGGTGACGGTGCGTTAATAGACCATTTATATTCTGCTGGGCATGATTGCAGTGCAGCGTATGACATTGAACCACAAAAAGGCTGGATAAAACAAAAAGATGTTTTTGACCTTGAGTTTTGTGAGGGTGATTTATTTATTACAAACCCGCCTTGGGACAGGAAAATACTTCACCCGTTGATTACACGTTTGTCTAACCTTGCGCCGACGTGGTTGTTGTTTGATGCTGATTGGATGCACACTAAGCAAGCTAAGGCATATTTGCATCGGTGTGAGATGATTGTTTCAATTGGCAGGGTGAAATGGATACCAAATTCCTCTAGCGTTGGTAAGGATAATTGCTGTTGGTATTATTTTGATAAAAACCACACGGGCGAAATTAAATTTTATGGGAGATAAAAAATGAATGTGCTTGAAGAGGCACTGCAAACTGTTGAAGAGCGCGGAAAATCATACGGCAATGCGAAACCATTGTTCCGACAGATTGCACAATTGTGGACAGTCTGGCTTGGCATAGGAGTATCGGCTAGTGACGTTGCCCACATGATGATCTTGATGAAACAAGCTAGGGACAAAATGGGCAATTCGCAACGGGACAATAAAGTTGATATTGCTGGTTACGCCGCTGTGCTTGAAATGTTAGAAAAGAAATGATACAAGAAATTGCTGGCCTCCCCATGAAGCCAGTGATAGCTGGGGTCTGGCGCGGGTCTTTGACTCCCCGCTGCCGCCCCAGTTTTTTATTGAAACTGTAAACAAAACCGTGTTACCGTAGTTTGTTAATGTTTTTTTACTCTGGAACGTCCTAAGTTACTGCTTGGGGCGTTTCTTTTTTTATTTTATTTGTCGATAAAAATGACGGCGTTTTTGCCTGTTTTCTGCCCAAGCCTCCAGACATTATCCTCATAAAAATATGAGTAAATGTTGTGATCAACTAGAACCCGAAATTTTCCAGTTGCAAACGAACATTCTAATTTTGCTTGAACTGAAATTTGGGGATCAAAGTTAGTGCGTAATTGAGTTCTATCCGCAACCCAACTAACGCAAACTATTTCGCCAATAAGATTTTTAAGAGCAGACTTAATGTTCTCTTGGTCTTTAACAACGTATGGTGTTTCCATAATTTTATCCTTTCAGATTAGACCACGGCAACACGGCTTTATTTACAATTTCAAAGAGCAGCCCTTTTCGGGTTCTTGCATACATTGTAGCACATCGTGTTTTTGAAAATTGCGATTTTACCTTGTTTTTGAGGGGTTTGCAAAATTAACTTATTGAAATTGTTTAAGAAAAAAAAATAAAAAAAACGCTTGTTGGGGTTTTTGCCTGTGGATAACTTTTCTGCTTGTTTTGTAAAATCAGCTATATTATTCTTGGAATCGGACGGCACTCCGACATTTGGTTGCTCTCTTGTTGTTGTGTCCCCCTGTTAGCACTAGCAGTGCCGTCCATTTTTTTAATAACAGGATGATAACAGGAGCTAACATGATTTATAAATCTGCTGAAACAGAAAAGTTTGTTGTGATTCCTAATGATCTAGCAACAGATAATTCAATTTCGTTTGAGGCAAGGGGTATGCTTGTCTACATCCTTTCACGTCCTGTCGATTGGAAGATTCGTATGTTGGATTTGCAAAAGTTTGGTGATTGTGGAGAGAAAAAAATCTACAGGATCATAAACGAATTGCTTGATTTTGGTTATCTTGTCCGACGACGTGCAAGAAATGAACAAGGTACGTTTACATCGGTGGAATATGACGCATACTCTAGTGTTCAACCACACGGTACAAAACGGCACGTGGGTAAACGGCGCGTGGAAAAGGGAGGTGCATACAAAGAAAAGAAAGAACAAAAGAAAGAAAGTACAAAAGATACTAGCAGGATAATTGATTACGAAGAAAACGGGATGTCGGAAGGATTTAACGAACTAGACGAAGATGACTTTAGCATATGGTGGTATGCTTATCCAAGACAATACAAACGTGCCAGCGCAAAGATGGCCTACTTCGCCGCACGTCGTAAGACGGATGCGGTAACTTTATTAAAAGCAGCAGAAATCTACGCTCAAGAAAACTACGGTGTCGAAAAGAAGTTTATAAAAGCGCCGGAGAACTGGTTGCGAGAGATGTTATGGGAAGACAACGCACCGCCCCCAATGAATTTGTATGAAGTGAATGGTCAAGAGATACGAATGACGGCGGAAGAAGCTGATGGTCAGGTCAACGCAAAATTAATTCGTGGGGAATAAGATGGAAATTAAAGAGTTAAAGTTACGCCTACATGATCGTTCAGAGAGTGTAATTAAACATCTGTTACCACATGGCAAGAAATCTAGTGGAGAGTGGAAGGTTGGCTCAACTGCGGGTGATGCTGGGCAATCTTTGTCTGTGAGATTAACAGGCAATAAAGCTGGCGTCTGGTCTGACTTTGCCACAGGACAAAGCGGCGACTTAATAGACCTCTGGCGAGAAGTTAAAGGCTTGAGCTTAGTGTCTGCCCTCGACGAAATTAGAAGTTACCTTGGCGTCGAGCCACATAAATTTGATAAACCACTGCGAGAGTCGTTCACGAAACCAAACCGCCCTCAGTGTTCTGCGCCTACAGGCAAAATGTTAGAATACCTTACGCATGACAGATGCTTGACGTTAGAGACTATTAACACGTTTAAGGTAGGCACAACTGACACGGCTATTTTCTTTCCGTTTATTAAGGATGATGAGCTAACGCTTGTAAAGTATCGCCCTATTAATGGCAAGCCACGCCCAACTGAAGCAAACTGCAAGCCAATTCTTTTCGGCTGGCAAGCTGTAGCTGATGACGCTAGGGAGATTGTTATTTGCGAGGGTGAGATTGACGCTATGACCATGCACCAATATGGATACTCTGCTGTAAGTGTGCCGTTTGGTGCTGGGTCAGGTGGAAAGCATAACTGGTTAGCTTATGAGTATAACGACCTTGAAAGATTTGAGACTATCTACCTCTGCATGGATACTGATGCGGCAGGACTTGAAGCTGCTGATGACTTGTCGGAAAGACTTGGGAAACATCGCTGTAAGATAGTTGAACTGCCATACAAAGACGTTAATGAATGTTTGCAAAAAGGGATAACAGAAAATGAAATTAAACAAGCCATTGACAACGCCAAGCAAATCGACCCAGAGGAACTCCGACGAGCAGGGGACTTCTACGAGCAAATTCATAAGACGTTCCACCCTACGACGCCCTCCGAATCGGGCTACGCAGTACCTTGGGAGGGTTTCAAAGAATTAAGGTTTCGACCTCATGAGATTACCCTATGGACGGGGGCTAGTGGTGCAGGAAAATCACAATTACTAAGTCATGCGTCGGTAGGGTTTATAGCTCAGGGAGCTAAAATCTGTTTGGCAAGTCTGGAAATGACACCTGCCCAATCCCTTAAAAGAATGGTCAAGCAAGCTGGTAACGTTGACGTGCCAACTGATGACCACCTACACGCCACCTTGGATTGGCTTGACGATAACCTCTGGCTTTATAATCACGTTGGAAGAACTACCGTAGAAAAGTTGCTTGATGGTTTTGAATACGCTCGAAAGCGGTACGGCGTAGACACCTTCATTATTGACAGTTTTATGAGACTAGCCAATATTTCAGTAGACGATTACAGCGCCCAATCTGATGCTATGTTTGCGTTGACAGATTGGGCGGTAAATAGACCAGTTCATTTGCATCTTGTGGCTCATGCAAGGAAGGGTCAAGACCCAAAAGATGTTCCAGATATTGAATCAGTAAAGGGAACATCCGAAATTGGCGCAAACGCTTTTTTGATTATAGGGGTGTGGCGTAATCGAAAATTAGAAGATGAATTAATACAGGCAGAATTGTCGAATGACATTGACGAAGTACGCCGCCTAAAAAGTATGGCAGGGGTAAAGATTAATATTGCCAAAGATCGAAACGGCGAATCAGAAGGGAAAAGACCATTGTCATTTGATAAAAGAACCTTTCGCTATTACTCAGGACAATTCGACAACACCGAATATTTTAAAAGCCACCTAAGCGACGTTGATCTTGTTCAGGTAGGTAGGTAGCCAAGGGGTAGCTCAAAGCCTCTGTACGGGCTTATGAGCGCACAAAAAAGGCAGGGAAATATAAAAAATCCCTGCCCGCTGCCTTTAATTAAAATAATTCTGGTAAAATCATGGCTGCTGCAAAAATAAACAGCAATGCCAGAAACTCGCAAATTGTTTTTATTGATTTATAAAACATTTGATATTCGTCTAAAAGACTTTCTACGTCACTTTCTAAACTAGCAACGTCACTTGCATTTATCACAACGCCCATCAAATCATCTCCACCTGTTTCTGAATCATAACCATCCATCACATCTTCGTAACTCTCACCCGCAGTGCTACAAAATTTTTCTGCGAACTTTCGCGCTTTTTGCTTACTCGTCATTGCTTGACTCCTTTTTTGTTAAAATATCTCCCCTGACTCTAAGTCTAAGATAAAACCCGTCCTCCTCTTTATCCCAAACGACAGACCAGTTTTCGCCGTAATATTGAGTTAATACTTGATATAAATCATGCTCAAAATTTTCGTTTAATTCATCATTTTCCATTATTTTGACTCCTGTTTTGCGCGTGAATATTTCTCAAGCTTAAGAACACCGCTTGCCCCATAATATCGCTTATGGCCGTTTTTGTGGACGTGAATTTGACGAGAACCATGACTAGGCTTAGCTCTAAGATCAACAGTTCCGTCTTTTTTTCTTGGCACAAACAAATTGACTATTGCCGTCCAGTTATTGCGAAGGGCAATAAGTTTTTTACCCGTGCAGATTCTTGTAGAATGTATGTGTTGCATTATTTTGACTCCTTTTTTATTGATACAAAATTGTATCCCAAAGCCTCTGAAATTAATCAGAGGCAAGGGGATAGAATCCTAATCATTAACTGCTTTTGTAAATTTGAGGCGCAAGGATAACCAGTCAAAAACCACCTGTTCGCCGACTATGTAGGTATACATATTCACCACCTTTTCAGGGTTAGATAAATCAGTAGTTACTTGTCCGAAATTATCCTGCTCATATTCCTTGATTATATTGATGCAATCAAAGACATGATCGCCAAGCCATTGTGTAGCCTTGTAAGTGCCTATAATATAATAGTCCGTATTAAAGGCGTGGTGGTGCAGTTCTTCGTAGTTGTCATGAATCCAGTCGTCACTTTGCTCTGATATAAAATCTAAAAAGCGGTCTTTTATTTCATCATACTTATAATAAGACATTATTTTGACTCCTTTAATTTAGTATCCAAAACGATACCAGCGAGCAACCCTATTAAAGGTTGCTCTGTGGTATAGTTCTAGGCGGTTAGTGCCTCGTCTTGCTCTTCTGCTATGGTTAGAAAGTCCGTTGCCTTTTGTGCGGCGGCGGCTGCTGTGAAAATAGCGTTCTTGTCTTCCTTGAGAACTTCAAGCCAGCTTTGTAAATACTTTACATGATCTAACCTGACTGACTGACTAATGCCTGTTATGGCGCATAACATGGCGCTCGTTAGCTCTGCGATTAGTTCTTCCCCTGCATAAGGCTTTGAACCGAACCTATTACCTAGCTTGCGATTTAAACGGGCAGGATGTCCAGTTGCGTGTCCTAACTCGTGAAATGCAGTTGAGTAATAACATTCTAAGGCCGTACTGGTTTTTGTCGCTGTAAAGTTTTCTTTGTTGGGTAAGTGTATAAAATCTTCTGTAGATGTATAAAACGCCCGGGCGCTGTTTGAATGTTTGATTGTTATACCGCTATCGAGCATAAGAGATTCGGCCACGGGGAAATCAGAAAAAGAGACCTTGGCCTCTGGCTCTAAAAACTTGCCTTTCTCAATTCCTTCAATTTGCTCAAGGTTAAAAACGCTGTAACCTCGCAACACGAAGAACTTGTCCGTTACATCCCCGTTGGCGTCTTCTTTAACGATAGGCTTAAAAAAAACAATGTGAGTGGCTTTCTGGCCTTTTATGACTTTACCGCCTATCTCTCCCCATTGTTTATAAGTACCCCAATATGAGGAATTATATCCTGCCATTCCAAGCAATAACGTATTAATGCCTTTGTAAGGCTGATTCGACTTAATATTACGATCAGCACCTAAACAAAAAAAAGGTTTTTCCCATTCGCCGTGATCGTGATTGCTCTCAAGATGTGCGATAATCTTGTCTGTCACTTGTTGTTTAATATCTATTTTAGGCATTAGTTTTGACTCCTGTTATTGATACAAAATTGTATCGTCATGCAGGGGAAATAAATCCCCTGCATTGCGATAGAATCTTATTCGCTAATAGAATCAAGCATTGCTTGAATTGTCGTTACTGTTTTGCGAACTTCATCGGATTGGCGGTTTACAAGGTAACGATGAAGGCTAAATAACTGCTTTGAAATATCTTCAACTGTTTGAATATCCTTTTCTCTTTTCCTGCTCAAATATCTTAAATTACGCATTATTTTGACTCCTAGTATGTAAAACCAATAAAGACTGTAGTGCCTTTTTTAAGGCCGATAGAACGGCTTATGTCCTGATCATTCATAAGGATGTATCGCTTATCAAAGCGGCAATATTCGTCTTTTATGAATGTTGTTTTGGCGTCTAATTTGCGTCTAACAAATTCGCCTTTTTTAACGTTTTCTATTTTAACTTGTTGCATTACTTTGACTCCATTTAATTAAAAGATAGTCCTTAAATATAACCTACTGAAATTGTTGTCAAGTTATATTCTAAATATGCTATTTTTTTGAGCGCGGAATAAAAGAAAAGAAGGCCTGATTATGCCCGTTCTATATAGAGGATAGAGATAGATATAGTAGATGATAGTATAGGGGAATTTGTGGGGAGCGCGTATCGTGTAGAAAAAACATTCTGCTTTGTAATGTTGCGACGCGGAATATTAGCCATGTCATGTTAGCGACTAAGATAATGAATAATTGTGTCAGGGTTAGTGAATAGCGTGTAGAAAAACAAAGACTAAGAAAACAATTTTTTCGCAAAGGGGTACCCCCAAGCAGCCTAGCGCGTACATATACTCCCTTCCCACACAAGAGATTTTTTTAAAATGTACTTTTGGGGTTGTTTGTTATATATTTTTTTAAATTTACGAGCATAGGGGTTGTTATGGGTAGTCCTCCGAACAAGAAGAAGGGAGCTAAGAACAAGGTTCCTTATGAATTAAAGAAGGTAATGCGTGATGATTTAAGTCCGAAGGCTGTTGATCGTTTGAAGCGTATCATAGAAGACCCGGATAGTGGTGGCACTGTATTGACTAAGGCTTTGGAGTTAGTATTGGCTTATGGGCATGGTAAACCGCAGAGTCAGCAGTTGGTAGGCATAGAGGCAGGGCCACAATTGAGTAAATTGATGGTCAGGTTTATGTCTCCTAATGAGAGTATTAAGGACGTGAAGGCTGCTAATGCGGAGGTAATACAGCATTTAGACCCTGATAATCCTAAACGTAAGACTGCTTTGAACTAGTGCGGGAGTATATTGAGGGTGTTATTACCCCTGAAGAGGCAAGTAATTTATCTAATACTATCGGCTATCTTGATTTTACAGATACTAGGTTGGGTGGTATATTGGATATTATCAGGGGTTTTGCTGATGTTCGTCTCTGGAAGCCTTCATATGTACGAGTGGAGGAGAACAGGTTAGGCCATCCTTGGCATATAGATCAGGGCAATACGGGACATATGACTTGGTGCGATTACAGTGCCAGCGTTTTATTAAGCCATCCTAGTAAGTTTGACGGCGGGGGTTTTTATTTTTTTGGTGACGAAGAGCCGACTTATCATTATTGTGATTTGTTATTATATGATAGTCACCCTAGTAACAAACACTGTGTTAAACGCAATTCAGGAGGGAGAAAGGTCTTGTTGATGTTCTTTAACTCGTTATGAAAGATATAGCACAGCTAACAATACCATACGCACCCCGTCCTTTGCAACAGGCTCTGCACTTAGACCCTACTAGATTTAAAGTGCTTGTTTGTCACAGGCGATTTGGAAAAACTGTCTGGGCTATTAACCAAGCTATCAGCCGGGCTATCTATTGTTACGGCAATGAGATGAAAAGCCCTCGTGTTGCTTATATAGCTCCTTTGCTTAAACAGGCACGAACAGTTGCTTGGGACTACGCAAAAGAGTTTCTATCAGCAATGCCGGGATATAAACCCAATGAAGGCAACTTGCACATAGACTTTCTTGATAACTGCCGTCTTAACCTGTACGGATCAGATAATCCAGATGCCGCCCGTGGAATTTACCTAGATGATGTTGTGCTGGACGAATACGCTCAGATGTCGCCCAAGATGTGGTCAGAAATTATACGCCCTGCTTTGTCAGACAGAAGGGGTACTGCTAGTTTTATAGGTACTCCAAAAGGTAAAAATAATTTTTTTGAAATATACGAAAGGGCTATCAAAGATGAGTCAGGGCAGTGGGCTGGGTATTTGTATAAGGCTTCTGATACACAGTATGTTGATCAAGGTGAGTTAGACTTTGCATCCGGTGATATGTCTGAAGAAGAATACGCACAAGAGTATGAGTGTTCTTGGGAAGCTGCAATTCGTGGCTCTTACTACGGCAAAACAATGGAAGCGATAACAAAGAAAGGACAGATTACTTCTGTTCCTTATGAGAGTTCTGTTCCTGTTATTACGGCGTGGGACTTAGGCATAGACGATATGACCGCAATCTGGTTCTGTCAGAGAGTTGGCAAAGAAATTAGACTAATTGATTACTATGAGAGTTCTGGTGTTGGGCTAAACCATTACGTTCAAGTTCTTAGAGAACGTGACTACACATACGGAGATCATTATCTGCCGCATGATGTTCGCGTTAAAGAGATGTCTTCAGGCAAGTCAAGATTAGATGTGTTGCGTTCTTTAGGGTTAACACAAACGCGAGTTGTTCCTAAAATATCTTTAGAAGATGGTATCAATGCAGTAAGAACAATTCTATCGAAATGCTGGTTTGATGAAAAGAACTGCAACCGTGGCATAGAAGCGTTGCGTCAGTACCGAACTGATTATGATGACAGAACGCAAACCTATCGTAACAGACCTTTGCATGATTGGACTTCTCACCCTTGTGACGCTTTTAGATACTTAGCTGTATCCCTGCATGACCCTATTGACCCTGCTACTGTACCCAGACTTGCCCAGCAGGATTATAATATTTTTGATCCTATGGGACACGATAACCATATAGCAAGTAGCAACGATTGGGTTCCGTGGTGATACGGGGCATGGAAGAAGATGATCTGCCACATCTTATAAAAATGGGCGAAAGATTCTACAATGAAACACCAGAATATAAATTATACAGGTTTGAAGAAACTAAACTACAGGCATTAGGGTGGCAATGTTTGACAGAACCTAATAGCATTTGTTTAGTATACGACAAAAATGGCATAAAAGGAATGTTAGCAGGAGGCGTGTATGAACAATTTTTTTCTTTTGACCTAACAGCAAGTGAATTATTTTTATTTGTAGAAAGAAATGCTAGAGGTTCTTTGATAGGAAAACGGCTAATAAAAGCATTTGAGTTCTGGGCAAATAGCATGGGTGCTAGGGAAACACGGGTTGGAGTATCTTCTGCTATTAAAAGTGATAGAACTATTGGCTTTTATAAAACTTTAGGGTATTGTGACACTGCAAACATTTTAAGAAAGGAATTATGATGGGCGGTATACTTAGTCCAATGAAACCACCAGCACCACCCCCCCCACCAGCTCCAATGCCAGCGCCCGTAGTTCCTACAAGGAGCGACGCGGATATTCGTGCGGCAAGAGAAAACGAAAGGAAGCGGCGATTAGCCGCTGCTGGAAGGCAATCAACAATTTTAACTTCTGGTCAGGGAGTGACGGAAGAAGCAACTGCAACAAAGTCTACTTTGCTAGGTGGGTACTAATTTAATCAATGGCAGTACACGAAAGGTTATTCGTGCGAATGTTACTACTTTAATTAAAAAAGCAAATATGCGCCGCAAACAAGCTATTGCTATTGCTAACCGAAAAGCTGGCAAAACAAAAAAACGCAAACGTGCTTCTATGGACAGAAAAACATGAAACCTGAACAATATATAGCTAGACTAGAAAAACTTGAAGGTGACAGGCGTAATTGGGATGACCACTGGCAAGAAGTAGCTGAAGTTGTTTTTCCACACCGTTCTGATTTTACAAAAGAAGTAACAAGAGGTGAGCGTAAAAACGTCAAGATTGTAGATTCTACAGCAGTAAATGCCAATGAATTATTAGGGGCGGGACTGCATGGGATGTTAACAAATCCTGCCTCAAAATGGTTTAAACTACGTTTGACTGACAACATGTTGAACGAAGACCCTAATATAAAAATTTGGTTAGAAGAAGTAGAGCGCAGGATGTATATTGCGCTGAACTCACCAAAAGCAAAATTTTCCTCACACATACACGAACTGTACCTAGACATGACGGCGTTTGGCACAGGAACTATGTTTATAGGAGAAGACCCCGGAACAGGTGAACTAACTTTTTCTACAAAACATTTAAAAGAATGTTACCTCGCAGAAGATTCACAAGGGTTTATTGATACTGTTTACAGAAAGTTTGAGTACACAGCGCGGCAAGTTGTTCAAAAATGGGGTATAGAAAATTGTTCAAAGGGCGTTCAAGAGGCCTTTAACAAGGATGACATGGATAAAAAGTTTGTAATTATTCATGCAGTGCAACCTAGGGCAGATTTTATTTACGGGTCGTTAGCCAGAAAAGATATGCCCGTAGCTTCTATATATATCTTGCGGGAAGAAAAACATATTTTAGAAGAAGGCGGCTTTGAAGAAATGCCTTACGTTGCGCCGCGCTGGTCTAAGGTAAGTGGGGAGACTTACGGTAGAGGGCCGGGGATTAGCAATCTGCCTGATGTAAAAATGTTGCAAGAAATGTATAAAACAGTCTTAAAAGCAGCGCAGAAAATAGTTGACCCGCCGCTGCAAGTGCCAGATGACGGGGCTTTAAATCCTGTAAAAACAGTGCCGGGTGGTCTTAATTTTCGTAGGGCTGGCAGCGATCCGATTACACCTTTGCAAACCGGCGGTAACATTCCTATAGGTGCGTCGCTTTTAGATGAAGTGCGGCAACGAATACGATCTGGTTTTTATATAGATCAACTACAGTTGCAACAAGGGCCACAAATGACAGCGACAGAAGTGTTGCAGCGGCAAGAAGAAAAGCTAAGATTAATGGGGCCAGTTTTAGGAAGGCTGCAATCAGAGTTGCTTGGCCCAATGGTAGAAAGAGTGTTTAATATCATGCTTCGTAGGGGAAAGTTGCCTCCTGCACCTGAAGTATTAGCAGATGCAGAGTACGATATTGAGTATGTTTCTCCCTTAGCAAGAGCGCAAAAACAAACAGAAGCAAATAGTTTATTAAGAGTTTTTGAAATAGGTTCTGCAATAATACAGATGCAGCCTGAATCTGCCCAAGTTTTTAACGGCGAGGACACGATCCGCTGGTTAGCAACAGACATATTTGGAGTACCAAATAGTTTAGTTAAATCAGCAGGAGAAATGGAGCAGATAAAGCAACAGCAACTAGAAATGCAACAGTTGCAGCAAGGGCTTGCGACAGCGCAACAAGGCGCTGATGTCCTCGAAACAGTCAACAAAATGGGATAATGAACAAATCAAAACTTGAACAACGGCGTACAGAGTACGAAATTGTTTTTGGAACAGATGAAGGACAGCGAGTTTTGCGAGACATCGTTGCCAATTCGTTTGTCTTAGACACAACTTTTGATCCTGACCCACACGCCACTGTATTTAATGAAGGGATGAGAAATACTGCATTGCGGATATTATCTATTCTTCATTACAAACCTGTAGACTTTTTAAATCTTCCACAAGGAGTAGAATCAAATGAATACTAATGTTACTGATGAAGTTGTAACTGAAGTCCCAGCAGAGGGCCTACCTAAAGCTGCACCCGCAACAGAGACAGAAACAACGGAAACCGATTGGCGTAGTTCGTTGCCTGAAGAACTGCGTGATAACGCAACATTGCAAAAATATTCTTCTGTAGAGTCTCTTGCCAAAGGTTACATAAATGCGTCTTCTATGCTTGGCAAAGACAAATTGTTAAAACCAAATAGTGATGATGAATGGAACGCTTTTTATAATGAAATGGGGCGGCCAGAAGAGCCAACAGGATATGAGTTTAAAACCCCAGAAACAGATAGCGGGTACGAGGTAGACGGCGAAATGGTAGACAAGTTTCGCTCTGTCGCACACAGTGCAGGACTTTCAAGCAAACAAGCACAACAGCTATACGAATGGTATACTACTAATTCCGCAGAACAATTTGATTTAGTTGTCTCTAGTGCAGAAACTAAAATGGCAGAATCAGAAGCGGCTATGCGAAAAGAATGGGGCAGAGCTTACGATCAGAAAATGGAACAAGCCTTAAGAGCAGTTAGACAGTTTGGCGGTGAACCACTAGTAGAAGAACTAAACGAAACGGGTTTTGGCAATAACCCTAACTTAATTAAAGCTTTTGCTATGGCTGGAGAGAAAATTATGGGGGATCAGCAGCTAGAAGGCGAGGGAACTAATATAATGACCCCCGAACAAATCAAAGAACAAATCGCTGCAATACAGAATGACCCGAGTTTCTACGATGCCGACAACCTAGAACGTCCTGCAATGGTTAGAAAAATGCAAACTTTGATGGAAGAACTGCACGGAACAGAACCGGTAGGAGGATACTCAGTTGGATAAAGTAGAAATTAGGTTGAGAGTTCTGGAAGCAGTAGCGCATCATTGTTCTGCACGAGAATGGAACGATGTTGACATATTAGCAGAGAAGGTTAGAATATTATCTGATTTTGTTTTAGATCAACGTAGCATTTCTCCTTTAAAAAAACCTGAAATGCGGAAGCCTGATTTAAAATTAAAGTCCAAGATACCAGCGTAAGCTGCCTTGGCATTTCGTCCCAATTAAGATAGGCCGGGAAACCGATACCCTAGAATAGTGGGTTTAACTCTTGGTGTAACTTTAAATGGAGGGACGGCTATGTCCACTCAGATTACTACTGCTTTTGTGGAACAGTATTCTGCAAATGTAATGCACCTTTCACAACAGAAGGGTTCACGTCTGCGTAGTTGCGTAGACAGCGAAACTGTCACTGGCAAAAATGCTTTTTTTGAGCAAATTGGAACTGTCAGTGCCAGAGAGCGTACCACACGTCATCAGGATACTCCTCAAATGGACACCCCACACGCAAGGCGTCGGGTTTCTCTTGTGGATTATGATTTCGCTGATCTAATCGACAACGAAGATAGAATTAGGATGCTAATTGATCCTACTTCTCCATATGTCGCTGCGGCTGCAAACGCAATGGGACGTGCTATTGACTCAGCTATTATAGCTGCTGCTGATGGCACTGCTTTTACTGGCGTTTCAGGTAGCACTTCTACTTCTTATCTTGCAAGTATGACCGTTGATGTTCAAGTAGGAGTTTCTCCTGCTGCTGACACGGGCTTAAATGTTGGCAAGCTAAGAGCAGCTAAAGAAAATCTTGATGCAAATGAAGTTGATCCAGATGCAAAAAGATATGTTGTTCTTAATGCTAAACAACTAAGCAATTTGCTTGCAGAAACAGAAGTTACTAGTTCCGATTTTAATACTGTAAAAGCTCTGGTTCAGGGCGAGGTAAATGAATTTCTTGGATTTTCATTTGTTCGTACAGAATTGATTGGTGTTGATGGAAACTCAGACCACAAGGTTTTGTATTTTTCACAACCCGGAATGAAACTTGCTATCGGCTCTAATCCAGTAGCCCGTATTTCTGAACGTGCAGACAAGAATCACGCCACACAGGTTTTTTATTCTATGAGCATTGGGGCAACCCGCATGGAAGAAAAGCAAGTTGGTTATATTGAATGTGATCCTTCTTGATCTCTAGTCTGAAAGGAGACTAAATTATGGGTACTGTATATTCAGTCCAAAAAACTAAATGGGATCAAAACGTCCCAAAGGACATGATCAAGCCTAACGAATTAGGTGGACGTGTTCGCGTAGCTTACGGCTTATACGAAGCCGCAACGGAACAGTCAGACATACATATGTTTAACCTTCCAAACGGCGCTCGTATTCTTTCAGGTGAGCTTGTTCACGATGCTTTAGGTTCTAGCACTACTTTGTCAGTAGGTCATGCGGCATACACAGACAGTAGTGGTAGCACAGTGGCGCTTGATGTGGACGAGTACAAAGCTGCTGCTGCATCTACTTCTATAACGACAGTAGCTTGTGCAGCAACATCTGCACTTGGGAAAAACAGTGTTGTTGACGCCAACGAAGATGGTATTCCTATAACTGTGTCCCTTGCTGGTGCTAATGGTGCTGGCACAATCGAGCTTACAATGTTGTATGTTCTCGACTGATTAAAAAGCTGGGAGGGGCAAGTGCCTCTCCCTTCTTTTCTATAGGAGAAAGCAATGGCTTCTGAAGTGCAGATATGCAATTTAGCATTAGCTAAAATAGGCGATCAGCAAATAATTTCCTTAACAGAAAACAGTAAAGCAGGGCGTTTATGCAACCTTGTTTATGAGCCTATGAGAGATGCGGTGTTAAGGTCGCACCCTTGGAACTTTGCAGTAAAGAGAGAAACGCTTGCATTAGATACTACTGCCCCCGCATACGAATATACCTCAAGGTTTGCATTACCAGTTGATTTTCTGCGTCTTCTTAAAACTAACATGGTAGACACAGCCGCTTTTGTTTTAGAAGGACAATACATTCTGTGTGATGCAGATACTTTAATTATTAAATACATACGGCAAGAAACTGACCCAGAAACATTTGACCAGTTATTTATAGAAACTTTAGCGGCAAGAATAGCGGCGGAACTAGCTATATCATTAGCAGACAGCCGCACTATGTCGGTAGATTTGTTTAATTTGTATGGAACAAAGCTGTCTGAAGCTAGGACGGTTGATGCAACAGAAGGAACACCAGACGATATAACCGCAGACACTTGGTTAAACTCCCGTATTAGTTTTGTAGGCACGGGGGCTTAATGTGGCGACCGCTGCTTACCCTATTACAAATTTTACTGCGGGAGAACTCTCGCCTTTATTAGAAGCAAGAGTAGATTTAGCACAATACGGAAACGGCTGTAAAACTTTAGAGAATTTTCTCGTACACCCTCAAGGTGGAATATACCGCCGTGGTGGCACAAAATACATAGCTTCTGTAAAAACAGCAGCAAAGAAAACTCGTCTAGTACCTTTTGAGTTTTCAACAACACAAGCGTACATGCTAGAGTTTGGCGAGAACTACATACGAGTTTACAAAGATGGCGGTCAGATTGAAACGGGTTCGCCGTCTGCTCCGGTTGAAATAACTACTACTTATGCTGAAGCTGAATTGTTTGAATTGCAGTTCGCGCAATCTGCTGACGTCCTTTACATCACTCATTACAACCACGACCCTGCACAACTTTCAAGAACGTCACACACGGCGTGGACTCTTGCTGCTTCAGTGTTTGAAGATGGGCCGTATTTAGACGAAAATATAACTGCTACTACATTAACTCCTTCTGGCACAACAGGAAACATAAACATTACGGCATCGGCTGTAACAGGTATTAACGGAGGCACAGGGTTTGTTGCAGCAGATGTTGGAAGGCTCATACGGATAGGACATATTGCGACAGCATGGGCGGCGTCTACGTCTTACACAGTCGGCGCAGTAGCTAGAAATAACGACAGAGTTTACGAATGTTTGAGAGCAGGAACGTCTGCTGGTTCTGGTGGCCCGTCTTCTACAGGAGACTCTATTGCGGATAACACAGTAACATGGAAATTTATTTCAGAGGGAGGCATACAATATGGGTATGCTACCGTTTCTTCGATAACTTCTACCACAATAGTAGCCTGTGCTGTGCAAAAAGCGTTTGGTGGGACATCAGGCGAAACATCGTGGAGACTAGGCGCTTGGTATGAAGGAAACTACCCACGGGCAGTAGCATTTTACGAGCAAAGGTTAATGTATGCAGGGTCTTTGTATCAGCCGCAAACTATATGGGGCAGTAAGAGTGGAGACTATTATACACATACGCCCGGAAGTTTAGACGATGATGCACTGGTATATACTATTGCTACAGATCAGGTAAACGCTATTTACTGGTTATCACCGGGGAAAGTGTTAGCGGTTGGAACAGCAGGAGGCGAGTTTAAAGTAAGCGCCTCGACAAATCAAGAAGCCCTAACACCAACAAATGTCAGAGTAGTACGAGAAACAAATTACGGTTCTTCTTACCAAATGCCATTGCGTATTGCCCACGTTGCTTTGTTTGTGCAAAGAGCAGCGAGAAAGTTGCGAGAGTTTGTGTATCAATTTGAAACAGATGCGTATGTCAGCCCTGATCTTACTTTACTAGCAGAACACATAACTGAAACAGGCATTACGCAAATGGCTTACCAGCAAGAACCTGATTCAATAGTTTGGTGTGTTTTAACCGACGGCACTTTAATAGGGTTTACATATCAAAGAGATCAAAAAGTTTTAGCGTGGCACAAGCACATTGTCGGAGGAGTGTCTGACGCTGCTGGGACACAAGCTAAAGTAGAATCTGTTGCAAGCATCCCCGGTTCTAACAGAGATGAAGTTTATGTAGTTGTAGAGCGACTAGTAAACGGTGCAACAAAGAGGTATGTCGAGTTGTTATCGCCCGGTTTGCTGGACACAGAAACACAAGAAAATTGTTTTTATGTAGATAGTGGGCTGACACTTGATTTGCCGCAGACAATAACAAATATAACAAAAGCTGACCCTGTAGTTGTAACATCGGCAAGTCATACAATAGATGACGGTGATTTAGTTGATTTTCGTGGTATAGCAGGAACTACAGAATTGAACGGAGAAAGACACAGAGCATACGAAAAAACAACGAATACTTTTGAAATAGCTCATGTAGCGGGTAAGAACATTACAGCGGTAACAGAAGCTAATCCCGGTTCTGTGACTTGTCCATCGCATGGATTTACAACTGGAGATGAAATAGCATTTTTTGATGTCGGTGGAATGACACAATTAGAAGCAAATGGCTTTACAATAACAGTTGTAGATGCTGACACGTTTACTATAGGTGTGGATAGTTCTTCCTACACTACGTTTACATCTGGCGGAACTGCACACTTAGCAGTAGATGGCTCTGGGTTTACTACATATATTTCGGGTGGCACTGCACGAACAGCAGAAACCGCTATATCTGGTCTTACACACCTTGAGGGACAAGCTGTTAATGTTTTAGGAAACGGCGCAGTACAGGCGTCTAAAACAGTTTCTAGTGGTGCTATAACTTTAGACACAGCGGCGTCTATTGTCCATGCAGGGTTAGGGTATACTTCGCAGATGGAAACACAGCGCATTGAAGCTGGCTCACAAGATGGCACAGCGCAAGGCAAAATAAAAAGAATACATGAAGTGATACTTAGGCTATATAAATCTTTGGGAGTTGAAGTTGGGAGAACGGACGGAAACATAGACCTTCTTCCGTTTAGGGATAGTTCTGATGAAATGGATAGCGCACCAGAATTATTTACAGGTGATAAACGAATTGATTTTGCAGAAGGTTACAATCGTGAGGGAACAGTGTATATTAGACAACAGCAACCACTACCGCTAAGTGTTCGTGGTATTTTTGCACATTTGAAAACAAACGGGTGATAAAATGAGTGGACAAACTCTAGCGTTAATGTTGATTTCTAAAGCCGCAGAATCAGTGATGTCGGGGATGGCGGCTAATGCTGCTGGCAAAGCTAATCAGATAGTAGCTCAACAAAATGCTGCTGTTATGCGACGACAGGCAGAAAACGCTAGAGCTAAAGCTGCGTTTGACGCAAATATACAACGGAAACAGAGCAGACAGGCTTTAGCACGGGGAAAAGTTGGGTTCTTGAAAGGAGGGGTAGCCCTTACAGGAAGCCCGGTAGAGGTGTTAGGTGAAGCGGCAGCAGATTTTGAGTTTCAAGCAACGACCACACAATATGGTGGTGAACTGGACGCTAGAACTTTTGAAGACCAAGCAAGGATGACAGAATATGGAGGCAGGGTAGCTGCATGGAGAGGCAAAAGCCAACAAAGGCAATCTTACGTCAGTGCAGGAGTGTCTTTGTTAGGTGCAGCAGGAGCATCAGGATATATAAAAAATCCGTTTGCGTCTTCGCCTGTGTTGCCGTCGCGAGCAGTTAGCCCTAATTCGTACTATCCAAGCCTTGCAAAAGGAATATCTCAATATCCTCCTAGCATGACAACATTTGCAACAGGTTACGCAACCCCGCTGCAATATATACCGTAGGTAGATAATATGCCCAGAATAACATTTCCAGACACCACTCCTTCTTTTAGAGGGCCAGCGCAACGAAGCACTGTTCTAAACCGTACACAGTTTGGAAGAGCAGATTTTGGGTCAGGAGCTATAGGAAGTGCCATAAAAGATGTTGCTAATGTTTACCAAACTGTTCAAAAGCAACAAAAAATAGCAGAGGATACTAAAAATACAATCTGGGCAAACAAAACACAAGCTCAATTTAAAAATGATTTGATAACAGAAACGAAGGACTTAGAAGCTACTGCAAGCGAAGGTGCAGAAGGCCATGTAGAAAATTACAGAGCAATGGTAAATAAAAAAATGGAAGATATTTTGGCTGTTGCGCCTACAGCAGATGTAAGAAATGCGTTAGAAGCTAAATTAATGAGTGCAAGCGCACCATTTTTAGGACGTGCAGTATCGTTTCAAGCGGTGGAAACAGGGAACAAAATTGCAAAAGATGTAGATGAGACGTCAGATTTACACGCAAATTCGGCTTTGTCGATAGGCACTTATGAGCAATGGGACAGGAGTCTAGATGCAGTGCAAGGCGACGTTTCAGCAATCAACAACCCTAATTTTAGCTCGAAACAGAGAGAAGCATTGTTAGAAGAACAAAGTGAAAAAGTAAGTTTTTTTGCAGCAAAAGGCATTATATCAAACGCAACAAGTCCAGAAGAAGCACAAGAAATTATAGACGAAATAAACAAAAAAGGAAGCGTTTATGCAACTCGCTTAAATAGTAAAGATTTTCTTACTGTACGAACAGCGGCAGAAGCAAGGAAATCACAATTGGAAACAAAAGAGGAAGCAGAATATTCTAAAAATAGAGCAGAACAATCTGTGGAATTAACAATACAAACCCTAGATGCGTTAGATAAATACGATAGAGGAGATTTGAGCGAAGAAGAATTAGATAATATGTATAAAGATATAAGAGATCAGGAAGACCCGTTGCCGGGTACAGCAGGATTGTTACGGTCAATATCTACCCGAAGAAAAGCTGCTTACAAGATCGAACAAAAACTTATTACAGACGCTAACAATTCAGAGTATGCGTGGGACATGAGCAAGATTAAATTGTCTGCATCGGTAGGGGGAACAAGTCTTGAAAAGCTGGCTCAGTTAAAGGCAGATGGTAGATTTAAAAAACCAGAAGATTACGAAAACGCAGTAAAAGCAGCGCAAGCGTACAATAAAAAACAAGATGCTCTACGAAGAGGCGATTTAAAAACGTCAGAACAAGCGCAACTTGAAATTGAAGAAATTGCAGCAGAAGCAGAAAAGCTAGAACGAGATTATAGAGAATTACAAGCAATAAGGGAGGCTGGATTTGGCCTTATGACGGAGGCAGAAATACGAGCTTTTGGGTTCAACCCATCTAGGCTAGACAAAGCTCTGAAAGCAAAAGCGCGATTTGATAGAAGTTCAAAAAAGGAACAAGAGAAGGCACAGAAATTAATAAATGCATGGCAGTTTCAAGATTTAAAAAAAGCAACAAGCGAAGCAACACAGCCAGAAGAATTTGCAAAAATTCGGACAATATTAGATGAAATGAGAAAGGACGGGAGAATCACTCCTGATAATTATGGTACAATAGACAATCTTTTGTCTAAACAGACATTGGAACAAAAAGAAAAGGCAGGATATTTCCAGTCTTTTGTGAAAACCTATACGAGTGACGCAGTACTCGATCCACAAATAAGTGGGAAAGAACTAAAATATTTTGACGAATGGTACAAAGAAGTAGCATCTGGGATTTTTACACTTGCAAGTGAAGAAGCGCAAAGCAATCCACAAATGGCAGATCAAATTATGCGGGATGCTCTTAATAAAACAGTAAATATAATTAAAAGAACAGGGATTGTGCCTAGTTCTGTACAGGCTGAAATACGGAAAGGATTGCGTTCTTTTGATCCAGACACAGTTTTGCAATCAGCAGAACACATGGTCAGGATACATTCAGCGTCACCAGCGTTAGCAAATGTATTTGACGAAGAAGAATTTTCAATAGGAAATGAAATAATACGTCATGTCGAAAACAATGTGCCGCCAGAAGAGGCACTTAGAAGGACTATGGACGGACGAAGCCCCGAAAATGCAGAACAAAGAAAATCACGCAGGAAGGCGTTTAACAACGAATACAAGGAAGATAAGATTGTATCTAAATTAAAAGAGTTTATTGATGATGACCCGGTATGGGATGTTAATACAATGACTTATGCGGAAATGCCGCAAGATTTTATTGATACATATACCAGACTTGCAAGGGAGGAGTATGCACGAACAGGGAATATGCAAATAGCACACGACAGCGCATACCGAATTATGAAAGGAGGTTGGGGAGTCACATACATTGGGGGCGAGCCAAGATTTGAAAAACAACCTCCTGAATTAATGTACGCAGTTGGCAATTTGTCAGCAGAAGAAAACAGTGAATGGATTAAAGAACAATTGCTTAGAGAATTAACTACTAATGCAATGTATAACAAAAACCTTGGTGATCGCATAATATTAAAACCTCATCCTTCAATTATGAACGGCAAAAAACCAGCTTATGTGGTTAGCATTATCGGCAAAGACGGCAAACTAGAAGTTGTTGAAGGTGCTTTTATTCCAAACTATTCAACTTCTCCTTACAAGAAAAGGTTGGATTTAGAAGTAGAGAAAAAAGGATTAATCGCACGAAGGCGCATGGGCCTAGGGATAGTTAGAGAAGCATTATTGCCTTATGCTAAAGCTGCGGTTGATTTGCAAAGAATAACTAGTGACGCTCCGTTTATAGGAACGCCAGATATTAATGAAGAAGCGATACCATAATGCCGTTTGTAAATGACCCAATAAGC